TCCTGCATTATATACATTTGTGCTTCCAATTGGCATATTCTATAAATATAAGACTATTTCAGTTTGTATAAATATAATAACCCAAGACTTATTATTATCTTGGGTTATCAATTACTTAAACATTTTCAAGTTATTTTAAGCTATCCAAGTTGATAGTGGAACTCTCTTCCAAACTTGATTTGTGTACACATAAATAAAGTTGTTATCTACGTTTATTTGACCAGCTAATCCTGTTGCTGTTGGGCTTGAAGGAACTTGTGCGCCTACACCAGGACTACTTCCAGTTGTAATTGTAATTGTTGTAAATGAACCAGTTGCATATGTAATATATACCCCAGTAGCATAAGTAATACTACCTGTATAAGCTACAGTCAATTGTGATGCTGTAATTTGTGAAGAAGAAATACCAGTACCGGCATAAGATAATGTTGTACCATTATCAACTAATGCACTGTCTTGCAAATTCTTACCTGTGGATTGTACTTTTGGTATATAATTTACAGTTAATAATGCTTCATTACCAAAACTACCACTAGGACCGCCAATCATTATTGCACTAGACTGTGTGAGTGGATTGCCAGTGGTTTGATTATTGCTTACCAACAACCAATTATCAGATAATGCGTCCCACAACAATGAACTGGTTACATTGTTAACATATGTACCGCTTCCGCTATCAAATACGTCTATACCAGCATAACGTTGTATTGGTGTACCTGCATTTAATACAATTCTGTTATCACCAATTATTACTGTACTTGAACTAATATTAACTATTGAACCTGTGCCATAAATTGTTAAATCACCATACAAGAATGTTGATCCGCTTACGTGTAAATTTTTACCAATACCAACGCCACCTGCAACAGTTAATGCACCGTTGTTCCATGAAGTAGCTTGTGTATTTCCGGCAACAGACAAATCACGACTAGCAGTAATGTCACCATTAGTTCCTAATCTTATATTATGTGTACCAGAAGAAGAGCTAATTGCATTTCCATAAACCTGAATGCCATAACTTTGAACTTGTAATCCTGAAGCACCATCACTTCCCTTGATCAATCCGGTAGCTAATTTTATATCACCAAAAAATGTGGTCAATGGACTGTTGAGTGCATTACCAACATTTATTGCTGTTGCTGAACTAAATAAACTTATTGTTCCATTTGGTCCATCAATTGTACCTCCACCTACATATAAATTTCCACTGCTGGATAATGTATTTGTTGATGGATTCCATGTTAATGTAGAACTGTCTGTTCTAAGTGATCTTACGCCAGTAGTTCCGTCTACAAAAGTTACATAATATGTACCATCAGTAGTGGTAGTGTCAGTTATTTTTATTGCACTTGCACTATCAACTGTACCATAGATATTTCCTGCAACTGTAATATTACTTGCAGTTATTTGACTTGCACTAATAACACTAGCAGTTAATGCAGATACAAACAAATTTGTAAAACTTCCACCAGGAACACTTGTACTTCCTACTAAATTACCATTTGCATCAGTTAATAGAAAAAGATTACTACCGCTGATTATTCTTTCTGTAAATGGAAATTTTCCAGTATTATCCGCACTTCCGCTTGTTTGGGATATTACTATGTTTAGTTTATTATCGTTGGGATATGGCATAAATTAAATTGATTAACTATAAATATAAATTTTTTTAATAAAAATCAGTTATGATTTTGTATAACCTTGTTTTTCAATAGATTTTTCTAAATTATCAATGATTTCTGGGTTAGGAACTCTGTAACTATCATCATTAGAAGACATTCCTACTCCGGTGTTATAATAAGGTTCAGATGGATTGCTATAACTCTTATTTTTAATTTCTTTGTTTATTGCATCCATTTGAGCACTAGTTACTGTTTCTGCTACAATATTTACTTTTCTTGGTGTCAAAAGTCTTTGAACAGTTAATTTTCTATCTTCAAAACTATCAGCCAACAAATATGCATATACAGTCATTGGAAATGTAGTTCTTACAATTCTGTCTTTATCATTTGACACTTCAATATTATTGGTGTAATTTCCTACACTGACTCTAAATTTAAATCTTTGTGGATCACCCCAATAATCTTCTGATGCAAAGTTGATTTTTTCCAAAACATAATTCATTTGTTCAACATATTCAGTCCACACCATGAATTCATATTCAACCTTAACGTGATCAGGCAATGTTACTGCAAATATTTGATTGGTAGGTGCACTTTTGTTATTCAACACACTAAATCTGTCATATTTATTCTTCTCACTGAATTTTGTAATAGTTGGATAAGTTAAATACCTATTTAGAGTAACTAAATTCTCATTTTTACCAAATGTATTTCTTTTGAACATTATTGCTGGAATTTGAATCTTGCCTTGATAATCTCTTAAAAATCCATCAACTTTTCCAGCCTTCCATCTCTCAGGATTACCATACAAAATAGGCACTTTAACATTTTGTCCAGCATCTACTACAGTTGGATTGATTACATTTTGTAGATATTCTAATATAGCAGTATCAATATCTAACAATGTAATTGTTTTATTTTTTCTTGGATCTTGATCTCTTCTAGTATCTAATGCAGGGTTTACAACATTAGCAGATATTGGATTAATCTGTGTTTTATCAGTGTAATTAGGTACTGGATTGTTTTTATTTCCTGTCCACATAAATTAAAATTGTCTATCAACCAAGTTGATTTGGCTGAGTCTGCTATAATGAGTATTGCAAATTATACTATGTGATTTATTTGCTTGACCGCCTAAGAATTGTTCTTGAACAACATTATTTACTTCATGATAACGGTCATTAAATAATATAAAATCTCCAACTTCTGGATAGAAATTTGCATCTTTCAGTGCTAATTCTCTAAACTTAAATACAACACTTTGATCTCTATCAGGACCAAATCCTTCATCATTTGTTGTAATATCTCCTCTATCAATAAGAGCAGTCAATTCAACACCAGGAAAAAATGATTTGCCTTCAGTTGGTGCAGCTTCACCATACATATTCACTCTGGTTTCAGCTGCACAAATTTTGAAACACATCACATATGTTTCAATAATATCACGCATCAACTCAGCATTAAATTGATTAACCAAATTAATATCCCGTTGACTAAAATATCTTCCAAATAGTGGCATATTTTTTATCCAATATAAATTAATAATGGAACTGTTTTCATGATGGATGTCATTTTTTCAGTTTCATCCGCTTTGGCTTCCATTTGCGCTTTACGACTGGTTGCTTCAAGATTTTCTCTTAATTGTGTAATTAACGCTTCCTTTTCTGTAGATGCTTCACTTCTTAATTCCGCACCATCTAGTGATACTTCACCACCAGGAATTGGAACTGAAATATATTTTTGTCTGATTGCACCAAGTAATTCTTTACACAATGCCAAGAAATATTTCTTTACCCATTGTTTACCAACTGCATTCAATTTATAATAAGTTACATTTTGATAAGGAACATTACTGTAATCACTAACTACATCATAATTACTTCCACTACTAAATGTTGATGCGTTACTTAATTTGTCTTTTTCAACAACATATTCTACATAAATTGTGTGATTATAAGTTGGAATTGGAAATATCTTTAATTTATTATTTACAACTTCAAAACTATAAGCACTTTTACGTACCATATCATTAAATTCAATTGCTTGACCTCTCAACAAATCTTCAAAGATTGGTGTCATCAAGAATTGTGTAGCAGGACTATATCCAGCAAATCCCATTTCATTTAGCACGTTACTGTAGCTCATACCAGTCATACTAAATGGATCATAAATACGTGCAAATGCTGGTGGTGGACCGTGAAATACTCTTCTGATTTCAACTCTACTGCCTGTTTCAAGAGTTGTACCAATTATTGTTTGTAAATCATATGTTTGTTGACTTGCACTCAATTCAACTGCAGCTTTTTTGATGTCAACATATCCACCTACACCCACTTCACTGCCGTATCCTTTTGATAATTGAATTATATATGGTAATCCTGTACCAATAACATTTTTACCAGTAATATTAGGATTGTCTGTGGTATTTAATCCTTGTAAATTTAATAGATTATTTCTAATATTAAATTGATTTACTTGAGCGCCATATTCATTTACAGCTTCTTCAAAACATGCATAAAAATTAACGTCAATCATTTCAATATCAATGATTGGATATCCTAATCTCTTTGCAGCCCATTCTGCACTTTTTTCACAGTCATATTCAAAATAACCTATGCTTGCAGTTAATGTAGAAGGAGTTGGTTCATCCAAATAAAAGCCAAATGGTATGTTACTAGAAGTAACAGCACTACCACTTCCGGCCCATCTTACACGATCTTGATCTAAATTAGCACTCATTGATTATAAATATTAAATCAATTAAGTTTATTACGTTTTATA